AGCGCTTCTTTCTTTGTGATTTGGAAGTCGGCGATTTCTCCTGGAGCAAGTATATTTAAGTCCGATCGCATTGGGTTAACATCATTTTCCAGATTGTCCTTCATCATTTTCAGTATCCACTCCGCGACCGGCGGGCAGACTCCTTTGGAGAGGTACAGGCGAAAATCCTTCGCCCGCTGTCCAGGCCACTTGTAATCCGGCGGGAATCCCATCAACTTGCAATATTCTTCGCGGAACAGTTCCCGGCCCATTACAAAGAACGAGCTGTCGTGCAGAATTGTAGTCCCGAATTCTTCAGGATTCAGAACCCGTGGCAGTTTCACTCCAAACCGCCTGCCCAGGTTCCAGCGCTTCCGCACTTCCGCGTGGTTCGGTCCAGGGTCGTCAATACCGAGGATTCGCCGGCCGATTGCAAGGAGCGAACCCGTATGCTCGCCCGAGAGGATATCGGCGAATATCTTTTTCTCATTAATACCGACCGCGGCCATCTTTTTAAAGGCGCCAGTGATTCCTGAATTATACGGCAGCACGTCCCCGTGTGCTTGCAGAATATCTTCAATGCGAAGCACACGGGGTTTATGCCAGAGCCGCATCGATTTCAGTTTTGTGAAAATTACCCAGCATCGCGGCCGCCACTGCGGAACGCCGAACGTGACAGCGTTCTGCCGGATTCTGAAAATGTTGTAGCCATGAATTTTTCCCATGCGCTCGTGAATTTTCCGCGCTCCTTCCAGGAATGCCGGCACGGATTCAATTGCCAGACTGGCACAACCCAGGCCAAGCGCGTAATCCATTACCCGGGTATGGCACTTGAACGATTCTCCGTCGACTCCCTTATGGCCGGCAAACTGGTTGCTGAATGACGAGCAAGGCGGGTGAGCGATGACCATCACGCCTTTCAGGTCTTGCTTCGGCCAAGGCAGACGTTCAATATACGGCATGTCAGGGAAGTTCGCCCGCTGCACGTCCATGCCGAAGCCGGTATCTTCCATTGAACAGATGACGTCGAGTTTCAATTTCTTCGCGGCCAGGACGAGGCTCCCGCCGTAACTGTTGATAATCAGGCACTTCTTGAATTCCATGTTCACCTTTCTACTATCATAGTAGTCAACATTCAGGGCAAATTTTTTAGTGTTTGAACTGCTTGACCAATTTAATTACTAGTGGAATCCAAATAATAAAAATCAGGATCGCCATCAATAGCAGGTTTATGCGAAATTGCCGGCGGGCTGCCCTATGCACGAGGTCGTCAGCCGTCAATCGCGGTTTGATATTCATCGGATATCCTTCCATATGGCGATTGCGTACAGGAATGCCATTAACCCGCAGTACCCAACGAATCCGTACCAAATGGCTTCTATCATGGTTTGATAACCCTGATCCTTTCCTGCTTGTCAAATGTCTTGGCAAACGCGAGCTCCAGGGCGCGGCGGTTCTCCCTGGGTTCAGGTCCGTATAAATTCGTGACGTGCTCCTTCGCCTTCCGGCGCGATCGGGCGCGAGCCTGCTGGCGGGAGTCGGTCGAGGATTCGTAGGCCTTCTCGTTTTTGGTCCAGCGCTGCGCGGCTTTCAGCAGGGCCTTCCCTTTGGGAGTTTTCTTTCCCACAATTAAAACCCTTCGAAAACAGTTTCAAGTGCCAAGCAACCGAGCCACAAAATCAGACCGGCCGATACGAGCCATTCCGCGAAGTGAAGCATAGTGCCTCCTGTAATTTATTGGCCTACAAATCGAGTTTTTTGCCCATTTTTTATTCGATAAAAACTGGTAATGGTTTCTGGTTTAGTTTCAGAAATTACAAACTTATTTTCTTGTTCAAAAACGTACACAACACTTTTTTGAGCCATACTTTTTCTGCATGCCCTATCTAGTATTTCACCAATATTTTCATTCACAGTTTACCCTCCTCAAGTTTAGGAGAGGCAGGCGCGCTCCGGCCGGTTAATCCGGTACTGCCGCGCCCGCGTTCCTGATTGTTAGGGATGCGGTCCAGATAACCCCCACTGTCCCAGGGTTAGGAGGATGACGCCTCTAGAAATCTGTGTCGCATCCCTCAGGGAAGCCACGGTTCATAACGCCGTGGATTCCTTGCCGGCCGCGACCTTTGCGTGCCCCGCTCAGGCCGCCTCGACTTCTTCGCGCTTCTCGATCGACTTCACGAAGCCCTTCTTGATAAGGTCCTGAATGTGCCACCTGAAAATATTGTCGACGGCCTTCGATTCGGACCCGAATTCCTTCTTGCCAATGGTGTCCGTGATTTCCGCGAACGTCAAGGGTTCCTTCGCCGCCTTCAGCGCGCGGTAAATCACGGCGTTGTGCGTCTGTTTTTCCTCGTTCTCGTATCCGACCTTCTCGGGGACTGCCTTCGCCGTTACGGTGTAGCGAGTCGTGAGAAGTTTCTTCGGCTCGCGGACCTTTGCGGCCTTCTTTGCTGATTTCTTTCCGGTCAGGGCTTGCGTGGCGGTTGCCATGGTGGTGCCTCCTTTGAGTTTTTGTATCCACTTCTCTACATCTTGAATCTCGCCGGTCGGAATGACCAGCGTGTCACAATCCCAGTGCTGAATAATGTCGGGTGCTGCGATCGGCTTCGACTTCCGGCCGTCTTGCGAGACGATTACCCGCGGAGGTTTCGTCGACTTGCAGGCCACCGTCGCCGAACCCCGCGTGACGTCAACCAAGATACCTTGTTTCATGCCGTATTCATACAGGTCAAGATGGAATACGGCTCCGGGTTTCAGGGTGCGGAGGGGGAGTTCCATTATAACCCCCGCTTTTCCCAAAAATCAACTCGTTCTTTACACTCTGACAAAGGAGCCGTATAGAGTAGTTTTCCGCCCGGCGTGTATATGTGCCATGGGTGATAGGCAGTCATTTCCGGGGTTGGAACGTGCGGCGTCATGTGCTCAAAGGCCCCGCACATTAAGACGTAACCCTTATAGGATTTTTCCGTCCACTTTGGTCTGTTAGGGTTAATCAATTTCCTTCTCCTCAACCAGGTCCGTTCAGGACGGGTTGTCAGTTATAGGTTCGGAATACCCTTATACGCTTCTTCGATCGCCCGATGAAACTTTTTCCGCGAACATTCCGAAAAATCCAGCCCAGTTTCTTCCATATAGGACTGCATTCTTCGAGCCTGTTCTAAACTGCATGGTCTGAATTTCTTCGCCACGTATTCCGCGATATCTACCGTTGTTTTATTCATTTCAGTCTCCTGCTGCCCGATCAACTGAATACAATATTACAGTGTGTTCGTATTTTTGTACAGCATTATTTTCAACAAAATGGTACTAGGACTAGCAACAGCTGAGGGGTGATGAGGTTATCAACACCCTTTCACTTTTCTTTCACCTGCGGTTATAGCGAGCTCTGCCCTTCTCCCCGTGTCGAAATCCCTTTCCAGGTTAGATAGTTTCCTCCGCCATTGTATGAGCTGAAATCGTGCTCGCGCAGATAAATTGCCAGCGTGCGCCTGGTCACGGGGAACCGCATTCCATTTTCCTTGACCCATCTCACGTAATCGTCGTACAAAACAGAATGCAGTATTTTTGTGTTTTCATCTTTCACAACGATGTCGCGGATAAACTGCCCGAGCGTATCCATATTCTCTTTTAACTCCTCGCCGGCCTTGATTACTTTTTCAGGCGGCTGGAGACCGTTCTTCTGCCAGTCAAGGCAGGACCGCACACTACGAGCAAGAATTCCATCGAGCTCGCCGAAAAGTTTAAGCGGAAGTTTTTTGTCTATTTTATTTTCAGGAACGCGATATCCAAACGGTATCCGGTGCAGGCGATCCCAGAGCGCGTGCGAAGATTCCTGAATCTTAGGGACGTGGTTTGTCACCATAAATAATTTAAACGCCGGCTTGAATTCGAATTCCCGGCCGTATAAAAACCTTGCCCGGATCGTGTCCGAACCCGTGAGCGTTTTCACAACCGCGGCATCCAGCGTTGCCGCGTCGTCGGCTTCCGACGCGATTACGACACGGGCGCCGACCAGGTGCGCCACGTCATCGTTGGCACCCGTGGCCACCTGATTCTTCCTGAGGAACGTGGAGAACCTGGCTGTTTGTCCGTAACCGTCCGCGAGCGCGTGCAGGACCTCGGCGAATGTGGTCTTTCCGTTACGGCCATGCCCGTGCAGAAGAAAGAACGACCGCTCGGATGTGTCGCCTGTCAGGCAATACCCGAGAACACGCCAGAGGTATTCAACCATTTCTTTATTTCCTTCCATGGCTTCCAGGAGGAAATTCTCGAACAGCGGGCAGGTTGCATCAGGATCATAAGCGATATCCGACAGCCTGGTGGTCCAATCATCTTTGCGCCCTTCGCGGAGTTTGCCTTCACGCAAGTCGATTACTCCATTCGCGCAGGCAAATAAGAACGGGTCAGCGTCAAAGTTATTTGTGCGGACAATCAACCGCTGCCTTGAAATCTGGTCAATAGCATTTAATCTCGAGAGTTGACCGGCATCGATCGCCCACTGTCTTTCTTTCTTAGATTCATCAGGCGGCTGTTGCGCGGCACGCCTTAATAATTCCGCAGAGACAATTTCCGTCGCACGTCGCAATTCGGGTTCGGCATCCCGCTCCCAGGAAATACCATTCCAGTGCAGCCACATTTTCCACTGCGGGCACCAGCGGAAATCATCTCCAACCATCTGCACGAATATGCCGGCGTTCCCTATATCATTCCTAGTTGTTATATTAGACGAATCAGAATCCGGGTCGTATAAGGCGCCGGCTGCCCCCAACGCCTGGTTGACAGTCATTTCACCATATGTGAGTTTACCGTGCCGTTCATCCCATTTCTTTCTGAATAGCTTCGACTGGCGAAAGAGTTTATCTATTCTTGGCCCGTCTGCCCGCGTCCAGTAGCATAGGATCGCGCATAAAGAAAGGTCCGCCCGAGAATGGTCTCCTGCGTGGTCTTCAAGATTCCCTTCCCATAGCCTGGTAAACTTCGGCCCGTTCGCCGCCTGAACGGCTTTGTCCAGCAGGTCTTTATCTTTAATCTTTTGAATGCGAGCCAGCTTGGCGTCTTTATGCACTTCCGGAGCCGGCCGTTCTTTCTTCTTGATGTCATCTCCGAATACCATTAAATATAGTTCATCAAGTTTTTGTTGCCGTTTTTCAACAGGCAACCGCGTTCCATATACATCTCCCGTAATCGTCAGATATTGTCCGGAAGAGTATATTTCAATTTTATTACGACGCTTAAATTCACCAGGAGAATTTGCTTCTATAATAATTCGTACTCCCATTCCCGACGGAGAAATCTCGGTATAAGAATCCATTGGCTCAATAACCGATAATGCCCAGTCGGCGATGACACCCGTGTCTTTATCACGGCAATCATCGATATCTATTCCTGTATAAGGGTCGGTTGCGGTAAACACGAATCCCAAACCGTGTAATGTGGTGTCTGCAATGAATCTATTAACGGCTTCCTGGTACGTGCCCCACGTCCTGGGCTTGTCTGTTGATGCCTCTAAACCTGTGTGTGGATTGATCGGCATCTTTGAAAACTTTTCATTTTCTCTTTGAAATAATTTCCAGCAAATCCATTGCGGAACTTTCTTCAATTCATCGGGGATGTTCTTAAATGCAGATTGAGATACACGGGTATAGGTCTTCGGGCGTCCAGCGGGCATTTAGGTGGAACCTCCTGATAGTTTACAGTTACGAACCCGCGAATAATACATCGAGCGGGTATGTTCTTGCACAACGTTATTTTTAATAAAATAACATTGGATTCGTTAGTCACTATTATTTAGCGAGCCCTTTTTTATATACTTTTCTTAGACACACTCCTATAAAAAGTATATAAAAACGCCATGACTAAATAATAGTGAATAACTACCAAGTTCAGGGCATTTATTCATGTTTACTTTTAAACATCTTATTAACATGTGGCCGAGTTTAAACTGTGGACAAGACATACCATGATTCGGGTATAGTCCGCCCCGCTGCCCGAACGGGCGATCGCCGGCGGGTTCAACTCCTACACTCCTGGAGGCAGGTTGAACCCCAAGCGATTTTAGAAACAGGAACGGGAGAATCAAGTGCCAGCTTATTCAAACAGTACTCCACCACAATCACTCCAGTCAGGCGGGGTAGGATATTCATTTGGCAGCATGGATTGGAACCACAACGTAGGCGGTCAGGGCAATCCAGGTTCTTCAGGTCCTCCCACAGTTCAGCAAGAAACCTTCGAGACAATTCCCGCGGCACCGCCGCAAGCCGGCCAGCGTGTTGCTGTATGTCAGCCGGCGACGGCGATCGATCCAGGTTCACGCACCGTGACTTATGTCACCGAGTTTGATTTCGCTCCATCCGCGTTGTCTGTTTCGCTGCAAGGCGCAATGCGCGATGTTGATTCCGAATATGTGACGATTGATACAGATTCTACAGACCACGCGCTTGTAAATTCAAAAGTTGTAACCGGCGTGCGGGAATTGTTCCTACGATTGATTTTGAATTCGATTACGGTAAACAACGCGACAAAAATGGTCGGAAAAATTCTGGTATGAGGAGTTAACGATGGGCGAAGTATTTGACTTTGGCGAAGCACTGAAACGATTGCGGGCCGGCCAGAAGGTGGCTCGTGAAGGTTGGAATGGTCGCGGCATGTGGTTGGCGTTGCAGGTTCCGGATGCCCACAGCAAGATGACACTGCCTTATATTTATATGAAGACTGTTCAGGGCGATCTGGTTCCCTGGCTGGCTTCGCAAACCGATATCCTGGCCATTGACTGGGAATTCGTGGCCGCAGCAGCGGCATGAGGAAAGTAAAGGCGATATTTGTCAGACACAGTGAATCGACAGGCAATGCATCTGACGTTGTGAAAGGAACCCGTGATTACCCGCTTGACGCCAAAGGAAAACGAGAGTCACAGGCGATTGGCCCGCGCATTGCAAGATTTAAGCCAACTGTGGTTATCACCTCGCCGCTATCCCGCGCTAAAGAACCTGCAAAGCAAATTGCGAAAGCTGCAGGCGTCAAACTCAAAGTTGACCGTGGACTCTTGCCTCAGGATTTTGGCTCGCTCGAAGGAACACCAAGAAAAACTGGCGAACCTCGGATCAGGCGCCTGGCCATGCGGACTCCAGACAAGAAAATGCCGGGAGGCGAATCAACTACTGCGTGGGATGGAAAAGCAAATAAAGCAATCGGTAGAATTAAACGAATTGTTTCGTCAGGCGGCCGGCCGGCCGTCGTCACTCACTCAAGAAATCTCCGCGAGCTCAGCCATCACTTATTCGGTGGGAAATTCAAAGACCCGACTCGCGGCGGTCCAGCACCATCGGGATTCGTAACCTGGAATGGCAAGAAGAAACTCGTAATCCACAAAGGAGCGGCAAACAAATGAAAAAGTTTTTATTGGTGGCACTGCTGGCCCTCGCGGTTCTGACGGCGCCGGTTCACGCGCAACGTGTTCAATACAACGGAACCGCACGTTATTCAAATACCTGGGACGCCGCGAACTTCGGCAAGTGGCAATTGCGAGTCGTTTCAGGTTCCACAGGTACAGGAGCATATTCGATTACATTCCCTGCTGGCGGATATGTTACAACCCCGCAAGGGCAATCTTTCTCGCCGTTCACCACTACGACTAGGATCACGGTAGGAATTGGCGCCACGCAGGAAACAGTCACGCCTTCCGCAGTATCCAATTGCGGTGTATCGAGCATTGCCACTTGCACCGTGACCGCCACATTCACTTACGCGCATGGCGCCGGCACCCCCGTGATTTCAGGTAGTGGTGGTTTTGACGAAGCGGCGAACGTGGCGACGGTCAATGGCGGTGGACCGGTATTTGTCAGCAACAACACGTCAATTACCGACGCGCTTATGAACGCATCGACCGCAGTATTCAATAACGTGACGGTTCTCAGCATGGTGCATGGAACGATGCAGCCCTGGTCTCCAACTCCGACGGGATTGGCGCTAGCTGTTCCATCCGGCGTTCCGGTTACAGGTCAAGCGGCCTGCGATGCGACGCACCAGGCGTGTTCAGATGCGAACGTAGTGGGTTCAGCATCATGGGGCGGCGCGGTATTCGTCGCCGTTACATATATGGATTGCTTTGGAAATGAAGGTCCGGCATCGGCAACCACAACCTGGACTTCCGTCGCTTCTAAAGCGATTGATATTGCCACTCCGGTTACTGGAAACACGGGGGCATGCGGTTGGGTTCCCTATCTTTCGCTGTCAGGCGGAACGTACGCCCTTGCCTATCAGATTCCTCCGACTTCAAGTGTCTGCACGCTTTCAAAGCTAACGCCGATTCCGAGTTGTTCATTGACTTCGACGTACGGCGCCGACGCTCTGTTCACGGGTGGAGCGCAGATTACAACGTATCCGGTCAGCACGGCGATGACCTACCCAATTTTGGCGACTACGGCCGCGACGATCACAGCCCAGCATCCGATGACCAATTCATCGCTTACTTATAAATATTCTCCTGGAAACCGCATGGGGCAATGCGGATTGACTTCCGCGAACATGGTGCAGACTTCGGCGGCCGGCGGTATCAACGGTTCGTCGGCAACCACGGTTCCGAATCCTATGGTGAGCTGGTCGCTTCCAGCGAACTGTTTGAATTACATTGGAGCCGAATTCAGGGTCACAGGCAAATGGACCTACACGGATGGCGGCGATACTTCAACTCACCTGGTTGTGTCCTGGGATGCCAATGGAACGAATACCGCTTCAGTTCCTACAAAACTTTGCGACGTGCTTGACACGGCCACGGGAACTGGCGCCGCATACAACGGAACCTGGACTTGCACGGTTAAGGTTTTGACAGTTGGGGCGACGGGAACCGCGCTCGTCAACGGATATTCAACTCAGAATCTGGCGGCCGGCGCGACTACGCTTGTCAGGAATGGAGCGGATATTGCCGTCGCGGCATCCGGTTCTATCAACCTGACAACAAACGCCAGGATCAGCGTATGGTTCGAAGGAATCGGCGCGACGAACAACCCAGGAGCGCAGGCTCTCGATGCATCGCTCGAATTCCTGAACTAAGAATGCCGATCGCTGAACTAACAGGGAGGAGGGATTATGCCGGCGAAATCCGAATCGCAACGAAGACTGATGGCGATCGCCGAGCACAATCCCTCCGCTCTGTACTCGAAGAACAAAGGTGTGCTGAACATGTCGCACTCCCAGCTTCACGATTTTGCTTCGACCAAGAACGCGGGCAAGAAGAAAATAATCGTTCGAAAGAAACGCTGATGCACGGGATGGAGCAAAACAAGATTACGATCGGCGATTGTATGTGGCTGGCGATGGGAATCATCATCGCGATTGAAGTATTCTGCATCATTGGATACGGGATTGAGTTTATTGAGCAATTGTGGCGGACACTGTGAGCAAGGTTTCGCAAGTTGCCGCCGGTTACATGGAATTGGACGGTGCGAAGAAAGATGCGGAATGTGAAATCGTCCAGGTTGTTGGCGGAGTCAGTAAAGAACTCGGTTGCTGCAATTTGTTCAAGCCTAAAGATTCGGTAAAGAAATTTAGCTGCGGTACTTGCAAGGAAGTCCGGCAACGCCGTGTAGTGGTGAGGAAATGAGTAAAGAAAAACCGAGATTACGCGGACGCGGCCGGCCAAGAGCCGATGGGATAGCACATCCCGTTGAAGAACAGAAGTTTTTGCCTCGGGAAATTGCTCTGATTAAAGCTTTGACTGCGGGTTCTACTATTGCCGAAGCATATAAGGCGGCTGGTTACACGGGGCAGAACGCGAACAAAGCCGGATGGGAAATTTTGGAACGGATCAGGCGCAAGGCTCCTGACATCATGAACCAGGTTGGATTGAACCAAGAGAACTTGATTAATGACTACCTGAAGCCGATGTTGAACGCGACGGAAGTGAAAGTCTTCAAGCAAAATGGAATGCTCATTGAAGACGCTGAAGGAAACGAATCGATGGCACCAGGTGAAATCATTTACAGCGATCCGTTGGTTGCCTGGGAACCGCGGCGCGCGGCTCTGGACATGAGTTTCAGGCTGCATGGGTCCTATGCTAAAACGGGTGAGGACCCGGGCAGCGTGACGAATAACAACTTGACGATCATCAATCATATCGAGCGACCAGAACGGAAAGAGAAGGTAATTGATACCAGCGTCCAATAGTCCGGAGACATACAAGCCGTTCCCACGGCAGCAGGAATTCCATAGGAATCCTGCGAAGTATCGTCTGTTCGGCGGTGCAGCTGGCCCTGGAAAGTCACGGGCGTTGCTTGAGGATTGCTGTATTCAGGCGGCTGAAGTTCCAGGGTCGGACTCGCTCCTATTAAGAAATTCGTTCAAAGAACTTGAGAAATCGATTATCTCAAGCTTTCGCCGGCACATCCTTCCGCAATGGACGAAGATCGGCGGCCAGTACCTCGAGTCTGACAAGATTATGAAATGGCCGAACGGTTCGAAGACCTACTTCGGCTATTCTGAAAATGAAAAAGATATCTTTCAATACCAGGGCGGCGAATTCCTGTTCATAGGAGTCGACGAGCTCACTATGTTTGTGCTGAAGCAGTGGCTGTTCTTGACCAGCCGCAACCGTTGCCCCGTGGCCGGCTCGTTTCCGAACATGGCCGGCGCGACGAACCCAGGCAACATAGGACACGAATGGGTGAAGTCATTATGGATTGACAAGAAAAGACCGGCTGCCTGGGAAGAGAATACGCCGTACAATCCTTCGGAGTACGCGTTCATACGCGCCTTGATTTGGGATAATCCGATCTACGCAAACGATGAAGGTTATTTGAATTCGCTGCGCGCCCTGCCAACCCACATGCGGCAGATGTTTCTTGAGGGCGTATGGGATTTGCACATTGGAACATTCTTTGATAATTTTCTAAAGGATCGCAATTGCGATCACGGTATTGAAGTACAGCCCTGGTATTCGAAGTGGGTCAGTATCGATTGGGGGTTCGCCCATAACGCAGCGGTTTACTGGCACACGACGTTGCCTGATGGACGCGTGTATACCTATCGAGAGTTTGTTGAGAGCAAGTTGACTCCCAGCGAGCTGGCTCAGGAAATCGCCACGAAATCGAAAATGAACGGCCTGGACGAGAAAATCGATTACATCTACTTGTCGCCAGACGCGTTCAATCGCCGTGATTCTCCATACACCGTCGGCCTGCAAATCAGCGACGAGCTTGAAAAGCACGGCCTGCCCCGTGCCTTTCATGCCGACAATGATCGCATTGGTGGATGGATGTTGATGTACCAGTTGCTCGACAAACAATATTGGGTCATTGATCGTGACTGTGTGAAACTAATTGAATGTCTGCCGACATTGACGCGTGACCCGGATAACCCGGAAGATGTTTTGAAGGTCGACGGGGATGATCCCGCGGATTCCGCGCGTTATGGATTAAAGAGCAAGCTGCAGCCGTCGCAGATGCCCCTTGAGCAGCGCGTGCTGTCCAGGGTTTCGCATCTGACAGACCAGACCAGCCGGCAGCACTTCATGCAGCGCGTGATGCGGGAAGAAGTTCAGGCTACGGATAACACGCCGTACACAATGGCGCGTCCAAACAGGAGGTTCAGTTGAAGTGGATTACATTCAATTGGCCCTGGACGCGAACTGCGGCGCTCGAAGATTTTGTCATTGCCCAGAGTAATGTTATCAAGCAACTCGAAGAGCGCTGTAACGAGTATGACAAGAAATTTGAAGAGATTCGGGTTCGTCTGTCAAAGTCAGAACAGAATGAATTGGAACCGAAGCCTGTATCTTCAACCGACTGGTTAAGTGAAAGACGCCGATTAGAATCTAAATTTGCTCCTAAAGGAGATTCAAGTGCAAAACAAAGCAACCCTGCTTAGAAGCGATCAAAGCGGGTATACGGTTCGCGTGCAGTTCATTCCGCTTAGTCCCGCCGAGCATGAGCGCTGCAGCAAACTGCTCAAGCAATTCCAAGTACAGCAAGTGATGGCGACTACGGAAGGTCCTCTATCCGCCGATTTGTATTTCATGGATTGCACGCCGGAGGAGCAGCAAGCCCAGATGCAACGTGAAGTTGTTCCGGTCATTCGTTTCATGACAGTGCTGGAAATGAAAACAGCGCTTGAAGCCTCTGGGTTTGACGTTATTGAAAAAAGTCCCGCGCCATCGGCGCCTACCCCTGCCCAGGGATTGGCTCCTGTACAATTACCGGTTGTTGAACCCGCGCCGGCCGCCGAACCCGTGTTGACTGACGAACAGAAGGCAGCGCTGAATAAGCCCGACCCAACTGACAAACCGGCATAGCTATGAAACGACGAAACGTCCATGCCCTTCGCGCGTTGGCCCGCAAACAGCAGAAACCGACGCGTGAAGGATTGAACAAGCTGGCGGAAGCCGGTAAGAAGATTGTTGAGGAGTTGAAGAAAAAAGACTAATGGCTGCTTTCACAAATGCGATGACGTTGCGCGATCCGAATACTCCGCCGCCGGATGAGAAACTTATGCGCCGGCTGGACCAGGCGCGTAACGTCGCCCCGCTCGACACAGATTCCCAGACACAGGGCGTGCCGAACCCGCAGGCGTCGATGGCGGACCTTGAAAAGGAAGACCCAGAAGCATGTGCGGCACTCAAAACGATTCTCACGAAGTGCGCCCGCCAGATCATTGTAGCCCGCAGGATGCAAATCTACAGGGCTGGCCGGTCGGAATTGTACTATCTCGGGAAACAAAAGATATTCTGGAACGGTTCGCAGCAGGAATGGAATGGCGTTGGCCCGAACGGTTCGATCGTTTCCGCGGAGTCTTACGAAGCAGAATCATTTGACTTTGTAACGAATTTCTATAAAGGTTATGCTGAGTCATTTATGACTACGGCGGCGCAAAACGTTCCTGGGGTTCCATTCCATCCTGAGGACCCCAATCGCCGTGAAGATATTGAATCCGCGAAGCACGCTACCTCGGCTTCTGAACTTGTTTCGCGCTGGAACAATGCGCCGATGCTTTGTTCTAAACTCGCATACCACGGGTTTACCGGCGGCCTCATGGCCACATACGTTCGGGAAGTGACAGATGGTTCGCAGTTCGGATACGAAGTCGATCCCCAAACAGGACAGTTGACAAATGTCCCGAAGAGCCGGCCGGTAATTTCAATTCATGGAGCGCTTGACGTTTCAGTTCCTATGTGGGCGGACAGCCAGTCCGATATGGATTATTTGTGTTTGTTTACTGACATTCCGAAATCGAAGGCTCACGCGACCTACCCGTGGCTTCAAGGAAAAATTCCGTCGGTATCGGATATGCGGGATGACGATGTGCTTGCCCGGTTGTTCAGAGCCGCGGTTCGTGGAAACATCGCCCCAGTCATGCCTTCCGATGCGATGGAAGATATAACCACGGTGTTGCGCATGTGGATGCGTCCGTCCTGCTTCTGGTACATTGACGATGAAAATATTCGCGGCCGGCTGTTGCAGCGTTTCCCTCAAGGTGCCTTAGTGCACTGGGTCGGCGCCCGCTTCGCAGCCGCCGCGAATGAGAACATGGACGATCATTGGTCAGTGGAATCAGCTACAGAAGGCCGTGGCATGGCTCGTCCGGGAATTGGTGAACCGTTTGTCGACGTGCAGGACCAGATTAATATCTTGTCCAATCTATTTCATGAGTACCTTGTTTTTGGCATCCCTCCGATCTTCCATGATGCGAAAGCAATCAACAAAGCGGCCGTACAGCAAATGACCGCGAAAGTTTCTCAATTCGTTCCTGTAAATTTTAGAGACCAGTTGGCGGCGATTGGAGATTTGTTCTGGCAACCGCAAGCCGCACAAGTTCCTGAAGCATTGATCTCTCGCCTGGACGCCCTGGCCGGCCCAATTGGGCAATTCCTTACGGGAATATTTCCGGCACTTGTGGGCGCCCAGGCGGAGGGTGTCGCCGACAAAACGGCGTCTGGCTATAAGATGCAGTTGCAGCAGTCCATGGGACGTGTGGCGTTCTTTTACCGCCGGTTGAAATCGGTTTATGAAAAAACCATGTACAACGCAGTTCGTGAGTTTGCGAACAACCGTAATAAAGATATAACGCTATCCACACAAGACCCGACGAAGAAACCGCAGGCAATTAATCCTATTGCCATTCGCAAAGGTAATTTCAACGTATACGCGGAAGCGGATGACGGGTATCCGACACTATTCAGTGACGAGCAAAGTGTTGTTGAAAAGTTTATAGCAATGGCGGAAAAGAATCCGATGCTCGCCGCTGATCTTGAGGAACCCGCGAATCAGGCATATATCAAGAATGTCTATGGAATGACGGATTGGGTTGTGGCCGGAGAAGATTCCAGGTTGAAGCAACTGAAAGAAATTGAAATGATGCTGGCCCCTGGAGTCGGGCCTGAACCGATGAAAGACCCGAATGAACCTGATCCGACAAAGGCTGCGGTTGTTGGAATGCAGTCCTCCGTTCCGATCAAGCCTCTGGATCATGACGACATGGAATTTGCCACATGCCGGCAATGGGCAAATTCAGATGCGGGAATGGACGCCGCAGAAAATAATCCGGAAGGTTATGAAAATGTAATCTTGCACGCGCAGGAACACCAGCAGCGCATGCAGGCTCTTGCGGCGCAGAATTCTCCGCCGGCAAAAGTTTCGATCAACGTTCCACTTGACAAAATGCCGCCGGAAGCGATCGCGCAGGAACTAGAGAAACAGGGTATTCACCTCAGCCCGCAGGATTTTCAAGTGCAGCATGCTATGCAGAAAGATTTGAAGGCTACGGCCCCGCCGAAGCCTGATCCGAAGGACCAGAAAGACAAAAAACAAGGAGAACAACAATGACGCCCGAAACCCCCGGCGCCGCAGCAGCGGCAGACACAGGAAGTTCGATTTATGATTCAGGAGCATCAAATCTCGATATCCTGGAGAGTGTTGGAAATTCGTTGATTGATGAAAGTTCTCCTGCCGCCGGCGGATCGGGCACGGGGGTGACTGATCCCGCTGCTCCTGGGGCGTCGGGAACCGAAGGCGGTGCGGCAGGAGAACAACCTGCGCGTCCTGAGTGGTATGAAACCGCCCCCGCGGAACTGAAAGGTTTGCTCGACCACGGCAATGTCTCCGCACCGATGAAGAAGTGGCTCGAAGAAACTTATGGAGAACTCAATGGATTTAAGTCATCTCCAATTGGAAGCCGCGAAGCTGTTCAGGAAATTACAGAACTTTTTCCTGGCGGTGTCGAGGATATGCGCGTCGCGCATGAACAGTCGCAAGCTTTCGCCCGTGAGATGGAACAATTCAGGTCCGGCGATGCGACGCAGCAAAGTGAATTGCTGGCGGGCCTTCTTCAGGACGAAGCAGGACCGGAAGCGTTTATCTCGCTCACAAGTAACGCGCTGGAACTGCTGAAAGAAACGCTCCCCCGTGACTATACCGCGGTCGCTTCGGGAATTACGAAAGGGCATCTTGATGAAGTCACTGATGGAAAATTCAGTTCATTCTTTGACTCCGTCCGGGGAGTGGCTTCCGAATACCAGGCGAAACTCGATGCGGGCGATCACGAAGGCGCGGCAAAACTTGCGGCGAAGTTGGGCGGCTATGCGCTCCAGATGTCTGATTGGTGGGGAACAGCGAAGAACAAACTTGGGTATGGAGAGCAAGCCGCGGCGACTCCAGGAGCACGACCGTCATTAGTTCCCAACCGCGGAGTGGACCTAAACGACAAAGATGTTCAGTACGCACAGCGGGATGCCCAGTATTTCAACACAAATTATATTTCCAAGCACGATAGTCTTGTGCGGCCGATGGTAACCTCGAATTTAACAAAGGAACTTACAGCGCGTAAAATGGAATTAACCGATAAGTGGAAAAATGATATCATGTCTTTTGTTGAAAATGGGATCAAACAAAATTTGATAAAAGATAAGACGTTCGCAGCGTTGGAAGCCCGGATTTACAAGCGGAATTCCGCGGACCCTCGTCGTTGGGATAACAGTGAAAAAGTCGCCCAAATTTTGCTCAACAACGTAAAGTCACGGGCGGAGAAACTTGTTCCTGTTTTGTTGAAACAAGCGCTCGATCGCTTGTCTGAACTTCGTCCTGGAACGCAGCGCCAAGTGCAGCCTGGTGAAAAAATCAGGACTGGGGCTGGCGGACCGGGGGCAGGCGGCGGCGGAGGAAACAGTTGGGAAGCAGATTTGAAAGATGGAAAAATTTCATCGGTTGACGCTATCCAGAAAATGGCCGGCCTTAACTAATTTGTAGAACCCGCCTCAAGGCGGACTGAATCAACAACAAAGGAGAAACAAAATGTCCACTGGTTTAACAGGGGCGGGACTACTTGGCGAAATGTTTGAGAAGGTCGATCCGAACCTCTACAAACTTTTCGAAAACGACAAGTCGTTCTACTTCCAGTTGCAAAAGAAGAGCCGCACGGAAGAAGTATCAATGCGGCCGTACCGTATTCCGATCCAATTCACGCCTACCGGACTTGTGTCAGGTTACGACCCGGATGGCGGAGACATGGGTGTTGGAAACGGTCCGATCATCGACCATGCGGAACTGACCCCGATTTATACCAGGATCGCGGCGAAGTTCACGCAGAAAGCCTTGTATACCACGGATACCTCCGCGAAGGCCGTGATGAAGGCGAACACCATCGTGATTGATGACGCGCTCAAAACGATGCAGATGGCTTTGGATCAGTACGCCCAGGGGCCAGGAAACAACCAGCTCGGAATTATCGCCTCGATTTCCACCTCGGTGGCGACCATGACCGTTCCGAACGGGGCGAACGGCGTGTATGACGGAGAACAGGTCAACATCATTTCCGCGGATTTGACGACCTTGCGCAATCCGGGCGGCCCGCTGCAAATTCTTGTGCACGATGAAGTCGAATCGAACACAATTACATTCACCACCGATATTTCTGGACTCGGAATTCTCGCTGGTGACTTGATTGTCGATCCATTTATCACTCCATCGAATCCGTTTGGGCTGTTTGGTATCAAATACCACCAGAACAACGCGACCACGGGAACTTGGCAAAACTTGGACCGTTCCGCTTATCCTTACAACCTGCGAACTTCGCGTGTGAATGCCGGCGGGGCAGCCCTCCAGCACTTGTTCGTGATGCAGGCGATCGCCAAGGGCAAGAAATCGATCGGCATTTCCATGTTCCAGAAGGGAAAGTATGCCTTCTATACGAACACGGATCAGGAAATTGCCTACAAGCAACTTGGCCTCAACGTTCAGGTCATCAATAAGCAAACTCCGCAAGGAAAAGTGACGGATAAGCTTGATGTCCTGTATTCCGGCGGCGTTGAGATGGAAGGTATTTCAGCTTTGGGTGGCGATGTTTCGATCCGTGCCGACCAAGCCCGCATTGACTTCCTTGATATGACTCGCTGGGGTCGCGTAGTGACGAAGGAACTGTCATTCTACAAAAACCTCGACGGCCAGATGATCTTTCAGCAATACGGAGACTCCGGCGGGATCGCGGCATCCTGGCTCTTTTACTATGACATTGGTCACCAGATTTTCAATACCTGCCCGCTGGCCGGCATGTTTATTGACAACCTGGCCGTACCGAATCTCTATTAACATCCAACCGGGGAGAATAGAAATGCGCGCTGTTGACGCAGGGGTGGCGGCTGAAGTTAAATCCGCCTCCCCGCTGAATCAATACGGAGAACCTGAATTTCGCGTGGTCTGGTCGCCCGACGTCAAACAATGGGTGTCCGGCTGGTGGAACGATTATGACTCCGTGACCGGGGCATTGCTTCGCCGCGTATTTGAGGCGAGGCAAGGTCCGAAATACCAGTTTGCACCACGATGGATTGTGGAACAGTGGAAACCTGCTGAATTCTTTGGCGACAAAGATATGTGGGAAGCGATGACCGCGGAATGGAGTGCCCAACATGGAATGGCGTTACTGGAGCTTGGTCCTTATCCTTCGCGTGGTGACTACATTTTTATCTGGAAATGCGAAACCGCCGACGGTAAGTTTCTTGAGATTACGCCTACGCTCGCACGGTATACGATTGACCTTGCGTTATTGCCGAAGCCCTCTCTTGCGGACCTTATCGCGGATGCTGCCGCGCGCAAAGCCCGCGACCGGATCGCGTTTTCAAAAAGTGTTGATGACATGGTAGGAGACGCATTCCCGTTCCTGGGAAGAACGAATAACTTAAACCCCCGTTCTTTGATGCAGAAAATCAAAGACCAGAAAAAGAGAGGAAAAGAAATATGAGCAACGCCCCTGCTTCAAAAGAACTTGCAACATCGCTGGATTCTTTGCAAAATGAACTTAAATCGGTCATGATTTTGCTTGGCAGTGACAAGGCAACGGAAAAAGAAAAGTCAATTGGCCATATACGCCTGTCGGAAATCACAGAGAAGATTGTCGAGCTGTCAAAGCGCGGCGACGCCCCCGTGTACTTGATTAATTTGACCGATAAGCAGTGGATGGTGCACCGCAGTTACAGTTCTTTCTTCGTTCGTGGCCGGGAACAAGGTGAAGATTACGCTGTGACGGAAATCACGGGGCGGAAGGCGTTCCTTGATTCAGGACGCGGTGGAGAATCAAATCATCGTGATCGCGGTTGGACTGTCAAGTTGGATACGTTGTATGTGACCGCGCTTTCTGTCGCCAAAGATGTGGCTCGTGAAATTAACGGGGATCTTCCGGCAATTTCAGGAATGCGCGGGAAGAAAGACCAGCGCGTGGCGAAAACAATGGGCGTTTTTATTTCTTCAAACCGCCGGCCGTCGAAAGAACTACTTGAAGAGAACTTAAATGTTCTCAAAGGGTATTTTGCAACCCTGGTGGCGGAAGGAAACGCTGTTTTCAATAAAACGAAAGACTACCGCCAGGTTTCTGACTTGGCAAGAGATGCCGCGGAATATCTCGGGGTATCGACGGAATGGCATGAAAATTTGCTCAATCGCCAGATTTGCCCTGGTTGTGGTGAATCGGTTCGCCTGGGAATTGCCAAGCATCCATCATGTGGTGCGATCTTGGATGAAGATAAGGCGTATACACTTCAACTGTTATCTGAAAAACAGATGAAGAAATACGAACAGGAACACGCGAACTAAGGAGCTCTAGTGCCTGTTAACCCATCGGCGCCGTACGATACCGGGGCGCAAATTCTGGCAATGGTCCAGGATTTGTGCAAGGACCCGCAAGGGCAGTTGTTCACTGCCGTCTATTGCCTGTCTGCTATCAACTCTGCGGCGCGATGGTTAGCACAAGAACTTCGCAATAATGACAAGATGACGTTGATTGAGGACGAGTATCTTGTCACAATTCCGGCGGTAACGGCTTCAGATGCCGCGCAACAAGTTTATCTGACGTTTACGGGTATCAGTGGCGACGTGACGGCAGCGAATACGCCTACGCTGCCGCAAGATTTGATTGAACCCCTGGTTTTGTGGGAACGCCCGTCAAACCAGAAGATGAACTTGCTGGAAATGCGGAATACGACGGGGGCCGGCGGGTTGCCAAAGCGTTTCCAGCGCTCGCGGTTGTCCGAATGGGAATGGCGCACGGATATGATTTGTTTTGTTGGGGCTCTGGAAGCCACGGATGTAATTATCCGGTATGCCGCGGCCGCGGTTGCCCCATTTACAATTGATAACAACGGTTTTATTTCCGGGTCACTCGTGGATATCAACGGAATTGACGCTGTTTCATATAGAGCAGCTTCCCAATTAATTCCGAAGCGAGGCGGCGCGGCCCTGGGCGCGTATTACGAGCAACAGGCCCAGATGTTCCTTGAAAAATTGGCGACGGACGCGACTCGTCAGCAACAAATGTCACCGGTAAGGATGCGACCTTACGGCCGCTTGCGGTCAAGAGGATCAAGATGGCTCTAAATTTTAAGGAGGAAACATGTTAACACTGACACTCTTGGCCGCGGAACGCGGAAAGGGTCCGTTTACTGAAGTTGAATTTCTTATCACTCCGACTGGAAACTATGTTGCCGGAGGTGTGCCCCTGGATTTGACAACTTTGTACGGGCAAACCGATCCGGCCGGACGAACTTTGGATTCCGACCAGCTGCCTCTGTTCATTGACGTGAAAAGCATGGGTGCCGTTGCTGGAACACCGCAAGGCTATAAAGCGAGTACCTACACAAATCCGGCGGACGGGACTCCTCCGGTCGCCCTCACGCCGGCCACTGTGAACTTTCAGACATTCGCCGGTATCACAGAAGCGAGCACCACAGCATTCACCAACACCGTGCTTTCCGATCGCATTGTGGCAAAAGCTGTTTTCAAATCCCAACAGTAGGGTGCTATGAGCGTTATTGAGGGGACAGAGATACCTCTGGAGATTTTCAACGGGCTCGTAACGAACATTGATCCACGAGCCCTACCTCCAGGTGTGTCTCCAGACTGCGCCGATAACGCGTTCAAACCCGGTACTCCTGGAACCGTGCAA